GGCGACCAGAACTGCAATGCAATGGAAATGTAGAAGGGGCGAGTAGGTATCGCCCCTGTATTGTCGACTGAACTAAAGTTGACAATTAGTTCTCCGCTTAGGCGTAATTGGAACTAAGCGGAAATTCTGAAGTCTGCTACTTCGTCTATCGTAGCTTTTTTGTTTCTTGATACTGTTGTTTCCGATAAAGGCATAGCCTGTATCTGTTTATACTGCGTTGGCACTTTGCATTGATGATACGCAATCTCGCCGAGTTTCTCCTTGACCAACTGCGTGTCAATCTTAGCACCGAGTTTTTGTGAAACATGAAGTGAGTAATCCCTTCCATGCAATAGGTTTGCATTTTCGCTCATAGACAAATCTATCATCAGTTGTCTATTGACTTTAATAAAGTCTGCTAGAACTTTCTGCATTGTTAACGCTCGACCATAAGCGTCAACGATAGCTTGTTTATTTCTTTTACTTACACTAGCGGGGCTTTGTTGTGCCTTCTCTAGTACTTCTATTATATTAACAGCTTTTGACATTTTATTATCCTTTCGTCTTTCTAGTTAATACTCCCTTTATATCCCATGTTATTCTACTTGTCAAATCTTTTTTTATTTTTTTCCACACGAACTTCAACTCCCGTACCTGCAGCTTCTGTACTACTACTATAGTACCAGGATCCGCTGCCGCGATGGAATGGAGATGCAGCGTCATGGTTGGTATGGGATCGTTGTCCAGTCTATCTTTCCCACCAGAGTTACCAGACTGGTTCCCAGCAGAAGCGTTAGCGCAGCTACCTGCTGCGGGAGCAGCGCCAGGAAGACGATGTAGACGACCAATGTAGCGAAGAGAAAATGTAGCATCAATCAATCATCTCCTGCATCTGAGTCCAGGCTTCAGCGTCCTGGTCCACCAGCACATGTGCGCCGTCGCCCCAGTCTAGGTACCAGTATTCCAAGCGATGTAGTTCGCGGTGTTCGTTAACGTAGCCGCGCAGCTCGTCGCTGGGCCCGCCCCAGCTGAACTGCCAACGCCAGTAGCCCTCTGGTTGGTTGTCCCACGTATGCGGCGCTACGTAGTCAAATCCGAGCGCCTCATACTCAGGGTCTTTCAGGTCTTCCTGCCTCTCCCGCCACTGTTCTTCTACCAGCTCAGCGCAGGTGGGTTCTTTCTTTATTACTGTTACAGTCTCCATCTTGTTCCTTTCTATAATGTGGCCGTTTGCAAAACTTCTAAACGGATTCGGTAGCCACAGGTACTTATATAGTCCCATCTTATTAGATAGTCAAGAGCAGAATCATAATTTATCCACGAGATCTTCCTGCCACGCGGGTGACGCCAGTCCTGTAACTACTATAGTGCCAAGGGTCGTGGACAGGCAATGCAATGGAAATGCAGACGGCTACCAGCTCAGGTTCCTGGCTGCAGGTGCAGCACCTGAAGATGACTATGGTAACAGGGTTTCTGCCGATGGGCAATGGAAATGCGTACGACCAGCTCGGCATCCTGGTTCCTGCTGCATGCGCCAGTCCTGGTACTATGCTTCGGGAAGGGCGGGTTTCTGCAATGGGGAATGGAGAATGTAGTCCTGCATCTCAGCCCACGCTGCGGGGGACGCTGGCAGGGCCCAGCATTTACTAGCGTGTTTGGGGGACAATGCGCCAATGGAGGGGACAATGGAGGACGAAAAGATACAGATCAGCCTCTCTCCGAGGATCTGATGCATAATAAAACTTCTTCCGCCTTGTCTTGCATGGCTAAAATGCCACGATTTTTGAAAGGGGCTCAACTTTGCTTTGTTGACTTTTGTTGACGTTTTAAGTTCCAACCAGAACATTACACCATCTTTACAACCATAGCAGTCTGGCACGCCAGGCAGTGCCCAACTTTCGATACGAGTCCAATGAACATCAGACATATTCTGTTTAATGGAGTTCCAAAATTTACTCTCTGGTTTCACTTGAAGATAACAATAAAAAGATAAATAGCCAATCCCCAGAATACAATCTTCTGACCAAAGTAGAAAACTATTACAGCTAATCCTTCCCACCAAGAAGGCGAGAAGTTCCAACAAAGATTAACTTTAGGTACTTGAAAAGTATCTCTGTAAGTAAACTTATGCTTCATGGACACCTCTTCATCAGTTCCATCATTTGATTATAATACAACAACCTAAACTCAAAGCTCTCAGCAGTCAACGCTGCACGCCTCAAGTTCTCTATCCTACGCCAGAACAATTCGTCGGTCATAGGTAATGTATGATACTCATACAAGTCTGGTCTAATTATAGCTAACATACTTTCTCCTTTTATTTGCCGAAGGGAACTAGCTCGGCTACTAGAGAGTTAGTCATAAGCATGTCTTAGTTACTTATGTAACCTACCAGTTCACTAGCTCTAAAACCTATATAGTCCCATTCTATTTTATAGTCAAGCTTTATTTTCTAATTCTTTAACTTCTTCAAACGTAGTTTCAATACTGTACTGTTCCTTCAAGTCCTGTAGCTTCTTCTCTACCTCTTCTCTCGACATCGAGTCGATTGTACCTGTAAGAATTTCTTTCTTATCAACATACAACCCAGCTATCTGTCCTCTCCTGGTCTCCGCAGCTACAGCAGCGTTCCAATTACCTGAAGCAGACGCCTGATCTCTGATTCTTGCTAATGTAGATAACGATCTTTCTTGTGTGCACCGATACCTATCAACATTTGCTCTAATCTCTGAATCAATAGCTTTTGCAACGACAGGGTACAACTCAGGGTTCTGCAACCTGGATGCCAGCTCAGTAGCACTCTTTTTGCTATATCCAGCTTCTATTGCACACTGCGATGCAGACTTCAAACCCTCTGAATGAACAAGTAAAAGAATAAACTTTCTTTGTTTTTGTGTTATCTTTGGGTGAAACAACGCTTCTGACAATGGTTCAGGTATGAATATATCTTTATTTTCTTCTTCCATAATGCACCTTTACAATAGATGTTTTCTTCAAATTAATTTTATATTACTAAATATTTCCTAGAAATGCGAGTTTTTTTCGTAAAATATAAATATCTTGTAACTTGTAAATAGTTGTAAGTTACAAGAAGTTACAAAAAAAGGTAAGTATTCTGCTACTTGTAACCTTGTTACCTTGTAACTTGTACTTTACTAAAAAAATAATTTAAAAAATAAAATGGTAGAAACATCTATAGATAACGACGTTTATGAAAACATTTTTGGATCTTGACTAACTACTCTTAATGCTTTTTCCAAAGCTTCACGTCCATCAGTCATTATAATCTCCCATTCGGCTGCAGTATATGCTCTATCGTGTTTAGGATTGTAAAATTTTACGTTGACATCACCGCAATGGCGACACTTATAAACTTTTCTTACTGGGCTTTCTGGTAGTCGTGTGTACATACCTTTTTATCCTTTGTAACGGAAATAAAACCACATTCTCGGGTAAATTTTCTTTGAAGTATATTGAATCCATGACTTTCATAGACTCTAGTCTTTCATATTGACTCGTGGTCCGTGATGCGAGGATCGCGTCCAGTAAGTCTCTTTGCTTTAATATCTCTTGGTCACTCATAAGCACCTGTTTCAACCCCCACCAGGCGATACCTGTGCAGGGGCTAAATAAACAATTATAATCGTAATTATAATCGAATATGGGATTTAATGCAACTAAAAGGGCGGTTCACCCTTAAACTTTACAACGGGATTACTCTCCCGAAATCGTGTAGTTTTTGAATGATTCGGGGTCCAAGGGCGGTCCGTAGTAAACCGCGAGGGAATCTTCAGTGCCCTCTGTCCATGTTTGGTGGTAGTACTTATCTTCATTGATTTCCCCTTGTGAGTCACAAACCTTACACTGTTCAATGGCTTGTTCTGCCTCGAATCTAACTTTAACATATCCGTTTCCTTTACATCGACTGCATATAATCATAACGCCTCCATAATATTTTTCTCAAGCGCTCCCATCGCATACGGGCGGCAACTTCTCTCCAGTTCCGTGGGTCGCGTACCGCGGTCTTTGAAACTTTTACATACTCTCGTAGTAATCGTTCTTTCAGTGGTGTCTTGCGGCCCATTCTATACTTTCCTTTTTATTTTCTAATTCTTCTACTTTTGCCTCGTATTTAGCTCGCATGGATAATCTTCCAAAAAAGAATCCTAGTGCAAAAACAATTACGATGGCTGTAAGATGCCATACATCAAACATAAATTCTCCTTTTTACACAACATTACTTTGTCGTATTTCCAGGTGCAGTACTCATTACTGAAATCACCCATTTCACCTCTTACACAATCACGCATAAAAGTTTGATACGGCGAATAATATATGAAAATATACACACCCGCCAATATCGTCCCGCATAGGCATAGAATGCCTATGATTTTTGCAATAAATTGTAACATCTAATGCAAAACCAAGTACAAATATAACTGCCTTTTTTAACACCCATCATATTATCGGTAAGAAAGTCTCTGTTACATTTTTCACAACACTTCTTCTCATACTTCCAATCAGCTTTAAATGGTCGGTATGACCTAAACCTTGGCATAATAGTTTCTATTTTCATACGTGTTTACCATAATAAATTTTTTTCCAGTCATGAGCTTTCCAAACATCATCATAGCCAATTTCATGTAATCTTTCTCTGTGATGCTTGTACATAGGACCTCCTACATGCCAAGAAAAAGGTTTAACCTTAAAATCATCATCAGGTGTTGCTTGATGATTAAAACATTGCAGTTTTTCAATAGATTTTTTTGAAATACCAACAAAACAACGAGAGTAAATTATACTACTCGTTGATATATTTTGTTCTTTCAAAGCAATATCTTTTTCATGCATAACTTTAACTAAGAAAGGTTCTAAGATATAAGTGTTGCCGTGGCCATAAACTCGTTCTTGTCTATGATTCATTTTTAATTCTGCCCACCGCTCAATTAAATGTTTTAACTCTCCTGATGTAACATTTCTATAAGTTGCTCTTTCTGTAAGTATAACTTTACTAAAAAAATGATCAATAATACGTCTCATTTGATTGACATCGTTGTATGAACTAAATTCTTCATCTGTTAAATTAGGTAATACTATACTCATGCAGCTAACTTTCTTTTCTTTGCTTCTTGTTTTACTAAATAGGTTATTTGCATACCTGCCGATCGGTCATCGGCGGCGGCTATCTTCTTCAACAATTTATAAGTATCAATGGCAACTGCCACACTTTTAAACTTCTTAATATTCATCCTGTCTCCTTTAATTGATGTGGTAACTTTGATAAATGTTCCTGCATTTCGACGTCACCAAAATCAAAAGCAGGTTGTACGGATTCGTGAGCCGCGGTTGGTGTAAATCTTCTACCTGCATTACGCGCTAGTTCATTCCACTCTTGTGCAAAACCCATATACAATTCTGCCATTGCGTCATCACCAATTCTTTTAGCATCACGGGCATTTTGTATATACGCTTTTGCTTGCGTCAAACGTATCCCAAGACGAAGTCCTTCTTTGAACGTCATCTCATATTCTTTTTTAAGTCTCATACTTTTCTCCTTTATCAAGCATCTCTTGTATTTTATTACTCCATTCTTCTGATTTAACAGTAGAGGGCAGCTCATTTATTTGAGACAACACTGCTTCTTGAAAAGATGGTTGGTTAAATAATTGATGAGGAGAAAGAACTACCTTTTTCCCGTTATATTCAATTTCATATGCAACTTTTTCAGTTTGAAATTTTTTAAGATTTTTCATTTTATTCCTTTCTTTAAGTGAGTAGGGGGAATCTTTGACTACCCCCAACCTTTTCCCGACAAGTCAACATGTCCTATGTTAACGAGTACTTCAGTACCACCCTTGGACCCTTCAGTCAGTTGACCCTATCTTTCCACCGAGTGTGCCTTACTACCTTGTTACAGTTGTTCAGCCATACTCCGAGAATGTTGCACCATTCTCATTTAATTGTTTCTTTAATCTAATTTAATGGGAGTGTCAACTATTACTTATTACAAACATATTTGATTCAAGACACCACGTCTGTGTATAAACAGGATTGATTCCTTGTTCTGTAGCCATATCAATAATACTATTTTCCATAACAACACGTCTTGCTTCACATTTAGCTTCATCAAACCAAAGTTCAGCCGTGTGTTTAACGGATGGCATGCCAGGCATAGAGATCATGGAGATTAATAACCAGATTTTAATCACCTGCATCGCCCCAGTTGTCACCGCATTCAACGTCGACTTTACTTGGGACGGCTAATTCAACACAGTTTTCCATAATGTCTTTAATCTTAGCTTTATCTGCATCGCTTGCAACAGAAAAGTCAAGTTCATCATGTACTTGTATGTGTGCCAGATAGCCTTCTTTATCTAATTCTAGCATTGCTTTCTTTGTTTGATCAGCAGCAGAGCCCTGTATCAATCTATTGAGTGCCTTATACGTCCAGGCACGTTTAATCATATGTTCGCCATATTGCTGTTGAGCTTCAGCTAAAGGCAGAGACTTCTGTCCCCACTCATTCGTTGGTTCCCATTGATCAAAACGACATCGTCTACCTTCTAATGTAGATAGATACCCTTTCTTACCAGCTTTGTTCATTGTATCGTTCATCAATTGCTTAACAAATGGTACGCGTTCATTGTAACTTGCAAGCAGTTCACTTGCTGTTTCAAGATTAACCCCGAGCTGTGACATTAGTTTACCTTTACCCATGCCATAGAATAGCCCTAAATTAATTGTTTTAGCTTGCTTACGAGGTATGTCAGCCATTTCTGATACCATTGTATGAAAGTCCGTTGTTTCATCTTCTTGATACGAATCAACAAACTTACCCGCACCTGTAAAATGACGTAGGCTTGCGTAATGTACCACGAGCCGTGGTTCTTGTTGCGAGTAATCAAAGATACCCCATTCACAATCTTTTTCAGGAACAAATATACTTCTGATCAGTGGGCCGAGAATGCCGTGCCGTGCTGGTATTTGCTGTAAATTTGGGTTACTGTAACTGAACCTACCTGTTACTGTTCCTCCTTGATCCGAACGCATTTGGTGGATCTCAGCATGAATCCTGCCTCGGTACGAATGCTTGGTGATACTTTCAATGAACGTGGTTCGCGCTTTATTAATTTCACGACACTCCACAACCATCTTTGCCAAAGGAGAATCATGACTTGATAAAAAGTTTTTATCAAACTTTGGTTGCCCTGTCGGTGTGCGGTCATAAGGAATCTGTAATGCATCAAACGCTTTTGCCACGCTAGCCGCAGCCCAGACTTCCACAGATGTACCTGAAAGTTTTTTAATAGATTGTAAAAGTTTATTTTCTTGTTTTTGTAAATCATTTTTAATTCTCTCCGCTTTATCTAAATCAACGCGTACACCTTTTTGTTTCATTTTAAATAAAACAGGAAATAAATCCGTTTCCAACTCAAAAATATTAATTAAGTTTTGTGATGTTATTTCTTTTTTAAGGTGATGCCATAAGCGTAGCGTCACAGCAGCGTCTTGCTCTGCGTACTCTCCAACGTGAGATGCGGGAAGCTTCCACATTTCTCCTTTCGGATCTAGACCCCACATTTTGGCAGCCTCGTAGAGTTGGGCTTCCGATTTAGACTCTTTTAGATAATCTTTTGCTAATGAGTTTAGGTCAAATCGAAACCTGTTTTCATCTACAAGTGGTGCCGCAATTAGAGTGTCTATTATTTTTCCTTTGATGTCAACACCCATCGCTGTAAGCCAGCCTACGTCATAAAAAGCGTTATGAAATATATAATTAATATTTTCGTATGAGCATTGTTTTTTTAACCATTTCGTTACAATCCCTTTATCCATGTTGGGCGGTGTTTCGTGAGCAATGGGATAGTATGCTTTCCACCCGTCTACAGCGACAGCGATACCGACGACTTCACCATTCTTACGTATATATCCTGGTCCTGTATCTTTTATACCAGGGTCGCGTGTTTCTAAATCAATTGCTATCTCGTCATAACCAGATAGATCAGGGAAGTGATCAGGCATAACCCATTCACTAGGCATGCGATGTACTTTAGGAAACCAATTAGGTTGTTCTTTCATTTTTTTGCCTTTCCTTTAACTTTTTATGATAAGCTTTCATGGCTTCTGATTTTCTTCTCTTGGTTTCTTCTGATTCTTTTTTTCCTTTTTTGTAAAGTTTATATTTTTTTGCAAAAATATTACATTGAGGTCTGTTTGCCATTACTTTTTTAAATTCTTCAGTTCCCCATTTAGTTTGATTTTGTTTTTTAATTCTAGTTTTTTCTCCGTCAAAGCCGTGTAGCTCATTATATTTTTTAATGTTATCTTGAGAGGAAACTGTATGAAGTTTTAAATTCCTTGGTTTTCTTTTATATTTACGAGCTAGCTCTGCTTGTTTTCTTCTGCCTTCTAAAGTTTTAGGAATGAGTTTACCGTTAGCAATTATTTCTTTTGCTTTATCTGATCGTACTTCTTTTAAATCATTACATATTAATGATTTACGCCATAATATACCGTACTTTTTTTTGTAGTCCTCCATAGTAGTTTCATGAGATATTTTAAGATGATTACCAAGCGATCTATAGTGCTTACCACATAGCAGACAAGTAATTCTATCACCAACAAAATATTGTTTATATTCTTCATAGTTTTTAAAAACAAAATTTTTTGGGTATCCAGGTAATATTCTTCTTCTCTCCTCTGGTGTAGTTCCGTTTTTAAAATAATTAGGCATTTTTACGTTTTTTCCTTCTTTTTTTCATTCCTTCATAAATTTTTTTCCAATCTTTACCAACGCCTAACTTAACAAGATGCTTTGCCGCTTGCTTGTTTAGCTTATCAATAAAATCTTCAACTTGCTTGTCGTTCATGAAAAAATATAGGTTCGTATTCAAACTGCGCTTCCGTACGACGCACAATCACTAATTTCTTTTTGGCTCTTGTCATGCCAACATAGAAAACTCTTGCTTCATCATCTCTACCTTGTTGTGTTTCTGTAGATGATTTGTAAGGACCATAAGATAGATCCGTTAACAACATAACGTTGTCTCTCTCCCCACCTTTACTTGCATGTATTGTTGATACTTCTATGCGTGGTGTGTCATCTAATTTATTTCCTTCACGCATAATAGCTCTGAGATAATTTATTCTCTTTCTCAATCCTTTCGCATTCAACACATCATACCATTTCATTGTACGAACGTCTATGTCTTTGATTGTTTCACGCAAACCATAATCTTTTATTAAATCTTCTAACGTGTAAACAGCAGCATGATCACCTTTAAATGTTCCGTAGTTTCTTTTTATACGTGTGCTATCCATAAACTGATAAACAGTATCACATAGTTGACCAGACACTTCTTTTCCATTTTGTAACGTGGTCCACGCTTTAATAGCTTCGATGTATTTTAAATTTACAACTGACTGTCCGTAGCGTTTATACAACCAACCAAACTTTTCTAAAGATTCACTAACTTGTTGCACAATCTCATGTGTACGACATAAAATTAACCACTCGCCTTCAGCCAATCCTTTGTTTAAAGGTCTGATATTTAAGACTTTTCTCTCACCTTCTTCATCTCTTGGCTTGTAACTTTTATCAATTCTTCGTGATATAGACTGTGCTAATTTTGTGGCAATAGTGTGCACACTTTTAGGAATACGATATGACTGTGTTAAAGGAATGATAGTGTTGTCATCATTTTTAGCCATGGCTATAAAGTGTTCTATGTCTGCACCTGCCCAACGAAAGATTGCTTGATCATCATCACCAGCTACATATGTTTCAATTGGTTTCGCAACTTCTTGTATCATGTCAATGACTTGCCATTGATGTGCAGATAAATCCTGTGCCTCATCAACAAATAAATATTTTAATGGTGGTGGATTTTTTCTTTTTAAAAAATGATTAAAGTAATCAACGTATTCTAATTTGTCTCTATCACGTTTAAAGTTTTTTAAATCTAAATCCATTTGTTCAATCGTGTTCCGTGCGCCGTAGTCACTGAGCTTAACAGTACGAAAAATTTGATTGAGTCGATCTTCATCATCAGGAAACTTTGCATACGCAAGATTAATTAAGTCTTGATACTCACTCTTTGCGGTCGGCATAGATATGTCCATACCATTACCTTTCTTCATCTTATTAACAAAGTAACGGCCCGTGAGCCGCGATAAGTCATCGTAGTCACTTTGATCCATGATCTGTGATTGTTGTAACTGTAATCGTTTATACGCAAGAGAGTGTAGTGTACAAAAATACGGATACATTTTTTTTAATTCTGCTTCACTCCATTCTTCTTTCGCAACTCTGTCACGAATTTCTTCAGCAGCTTTTACAGTAAAACTAAAATACCCAATCTCATCTGGTCTACAATGACCACCATTAATTAGTTTATCAACTTTATTTTTTAAAAATGTTGTCTTGCCTGTGCCAGGAGGACCTATAACTATATTTCTTTTCATTAATAGGGCTCCTCTTCTTTAAAATCTTTTGACTTAACAATGTATTCTGCATCATTAACAGTTGTTGGTATCTTCCAAATATGTGTAACCTTATCATTTATACGCAACTTCTCTGCAGTGCCTTTAAAGTCTGAGAATACTTTGAACTGTCCTACATCACTTAATTTATTAAAACGTTTTGTTTTAAGAAAGTCTCTAAAAGCTTGAGGTTTAAACATGTAATAATTTTCTTGTTCATACACCATGCCTTGCAGCATATCTTGTCTGTCCTTTGCTCCACCATTATTTTCTATAAATATTTGTAGATATGATAAGAACTGACCATTAGAGCTTACTTCACCTGGCATAATAACTTCTTCAAAACCAGGATCATCAAACAATGATTGCACCTTATCTGCCC